GGAATGCTGCCAGAGCAGCAAGGGTGTGAAAACTACGGCCACGGCCATCTATGACCGCTTCCGCGTCTGGTGGAACAGCCGTAGCAAAGAACCTTTGCCCAGCCAGAAACGCCTGGGCGCTCTGCTTCAGGAACGCTTCGTCCGCCACCGCCGTGGCGGCCGCATCTGGTATCTGGATCTGAGCATGGAGGGATAGGAAAACAACGGCCCCCGCAGGGATTCCCTGCGGGGGCTTGTACTATTTGGCTTTGCGAAGATCGTCGTAAAGCGGCCTGTCCACAAAGATTGGCTGCAATGTGCCATCTTTGTCCATTTGGCCGACAGCCACCGGCTTGCACATCCCCTGCACAAAGAACTTGCCGTAATGAATCTTGCTGCACAGCAGCAGTGCCGCATTGCCTTTGTTGACTTTGGCCAGATCCAGACCGTTCGTGTCCTCAAAATAGGCGTGGAAAAGTCCCTTGAGCTTCATGCAGGGTAGATCCCTGCCGTCAGAGTAAGTCCCTGTGGGGGAGTAGCGCTGCTGGCCGAGGCTATCCACCTCGCCCCAGACAAGAATCTCTTTGGCGGACAATTCCTTTTCGGCAGCAAACTGATTGCCCTCAAAACTGTCCATGAGCAGTTTCGGTGAATATTCGCTGATGCCGGATGGCCACACATTGGGCTTGGGGGCTTCCTTGGGCTGTTGTGCCGCTTTGCCTTTTCCGCTGAAGGCATTTTTGATCATGCTCATGCCTCCGTACAGACCACAGGCGCTACCGCCCCAGACGGCAGCCTGCAAATCGGTCAGCTCTTTGCCGAACTCTTTTTTGTACTTGGCCTTCATGTATTCCACCAAGGCTTTTGTCTCCGCCTCATCCAGCGGCATGGCGTAAGGCTTGCTGCCGGACTGCTCCACGGCGGCTGCCATCTTTTGCATAAGCTGCTGGCCGTCGGTCTGGGCATGGCCAAGGCAGGGGAATAACAACAAAGAGACAGCCAACGCACAAATTTTCTTGAGCCGCATCATTTTCCCTCCCTTACTTGGAACGCCGGACAAAGGACAAGCGCCATTTTCCTCCCCTCCTACTGCCGCCACCCTACAAACGGGCAGCACTGTCGCCAATACGGGCAGGCGCGGCCTTGGGGGCGCCTGCGTGCCCTTCCTTCTGCCTGGTCAGCAGCTCATCCTGCAACTGGATGATCTTTGCCTGCGCCGCCAGCAGCTTTTCCTGCAAGTCCTGGATCTGGCGGCTGTCGGCCACCGGCTCCCGCTTCTCCCCTTCCGCCCGTGCGGCATCCACGATGTAGGTCAGCACATCGCCCCAGGTCCCGCCCGCTTCGGCGGCCATGGCTTCGGCCGCGGCCGCGATCTCCTGCAGGGGCACCGGCCTGTCCAGGGGCGTGCCATGCCCGATGAGCATGGGGCCTTCGCCAAAATACAGCCATTGCCGTGACAGGCGCGGAAAGGCCTCCAGCATGGTGGGCAGCAGCGGCCACAGGTTGTGCTGGCGCTTGGCGCTCAGATAGGCGTGGAAGGTGCGGTACTGGACCCCGATCATCTCCGCGAATGCGGGCAGGCCGCCGAAAAATTTTCCCGCCGCCGTAACACGCTCGTATAATTCAGAATTATTTGTTCTGTTCATTTTCATCTCTGAATCTGCGTTGACAAATATGTATGAATCATACATATTTTCCCCACATACATACACATTCAATATCCCCGCCGAACAAAAAGAGGATTTTATGCAGCAGTTTATCTTAACCCCCACAGGCAGGCAAGAGCAGCGCTTTCTCAAGCTCAAGGTCTGGATGCTGGAGCACGGCATCACCTTTGAATCTATTGGAAAATTCCTCGGCATATCTGGCCGTTCCGTCAGCAAGAGCTTGCGCAACGAGCGCATGCCCGTGCGGCATCACCGTGTCCTGCGCTACCGGCTGGACATCCCCCTGGAGCTCCTGCCCAGGGCCGAGGATGTGCCCACCGGCCCCAAGCCCCGCACGCGCTGATCCGCGCCATTGTGTCCGCATATCGCATTTTCGATGAATGAACCACGCAAACAATAACGAGATTTTCGCATGAACCGTCCTCCCTATCCTTCGCTGACGGCCGTGGTCCACGGCATGGTCAAGGCGGCCCCCTCTGGCCTGGATGCCCGCACGGTGGCGGACCTGGTGGGCAAGCCCTACGCCACCCTGATGAGCGAGCTCTCGCAGCAACCCGGCCACAAGCTGGGCGCGGAGCTGCTCCTGCCGCTCATGGACGTCTGCGAGAGCGATCTGCCGCTGGTCTTCCTGGCCAGGCAGCGCGGCGGTGCCTTCGTGCCCCTGCGCCTCCCGGATGACGGGCCGGTGCAGCTTGTCACGGGCCTGAGCGTCAGCATCCGCGAGTTCGGGGAGTTCGCCGTGGCGGCGGCGGAGCAGATCGCGGACGGCAAGATCACGGCGGAAGAGCTGCAGGACATGCGCCGCCTGAGCCACGAGGCCGTGGAGGCCATCATGCAGCTGGTGGCGCTGGCGGGCGAGGTCCATGACCGCCAGCGATCCCCCGAATAACAAAAAAGGCCCCGGGCGCTGGTACCGCCCGAGGCCTGAACCCTCGCAAAGGAGAGTACTATGTCTCAAGAACTGTATGCAAAGCCCGCGGCCCCTGTCAAGACAGCCAGCTATCTGGTGCGCCTGCGCGGCCTGCCGCCCCAGCGCCTGAGCATGACCCATCGTGCCCTGCTGGCATTCCTGCAGCAGGCCGGACAGCGCCGGGCAGCAGCCGTGGCGTAGGAGGAAGCATGGGTGCTCTGTCTCCTGAAGAACGGGCAAAGCTGCGGGCCGTGGCGGATATGATCCCCGACCTGCCGGAACTGCGCCAGGCACAAAAGTGCAAGGTGGCCATCTCTGTCCTGTTCCATGTCCTTCGCGTCTGGAAGCCGATTTTTGAAAAGGCCGCTCCGGAGCAATACACAAAGATCTGCAAGTGGCTGGCAGTTGTGGCCACGGGATACGCTGCCCGCGCCAAGAGGCGGCGCGAGGTCGAGTATGCGCTGGAAAAAATGGAGAACCGCCTGCGCCCCTACCTCAAAAAAACAGGGCTGCCGCCTGAGCGCCGGGCTTTTCTGGCCTGCGCCATGCTGGCGGCGGCCCTGACCCTGATGGACGATGCCAGAGCCACCTGTCCGCTCTATGCCCGCACGGGCGCATGGCGCTATGCCTGCCAGACAACGGACACACTGGTGACGGCTCTGATGCGTGCCTTCCCGGGCTGCGATGAGCGCGGGACGGAAATATATTTTGACCTTACGAGGTGAGTATGGACGACGATATCTCCCCCTTCATCGGCCAGAAACGCGCCGATATCCTGCGCGGCGTCAAGGAGTTCATGGATCGGGGCAAGCAGGAAGGCGCCCGCGGGATGATCTGCGTGATGATCGCCTTCGGGGATGCTGCAGAATCGCACCTGAGCTTCCGCTCCGCGTCCGGAGCGCTTTGCATGTCCGAGGTGGCGGAGTTCGGCGCGCCGGCCCTGGGCGAGATCGTGGCGCATCTCAAAAAAGCCCCTCTCGCCGACGATATCCTTCCCCGGCAGTAGGAGGTCCGTATGCCTACCCTGTTGATGGATGCATCCCTCGCCAGACAGGCCGTGCGTCACTTTGGTCTGGATGCCCAGCTGCAGATCCTGCAGGAAGAACTGGCCGAGGCCATCGTGGCCATCAGTCACCTGCGCCGCGGCCGCTGCGGCTCCCGTGAGGACGTGGTGGATGCCATCGGCGACGTGCTGGTGATGATCGACCAGTTGCGCACCGAGCCCTTCATGGCCGATGAGCTCGACGCCAGTGTCGCGCTCAAGTGCGAACGCCTGCGCGCCCTTCTGCCAGCGGAGCCCGTCTCCGGAGAGGATCCGGCATGAACAGCGCTCTGGTGACCTGCCCCCGTCTGGGGCGCGTCATCAGCTCCGGGGAGTGCTGTGGCATCATCTGCAGCACTCCCTCCCGACAGGAGCTGGGGCTCTGCCTGGCCTGCCCCGTGGGGCAACGTCTGGCCATGACATGCCCCTTTTACACCAAGATGCACGCTGTCCCTGACCAGGGAGCGACCCGTCCTGCCGAGGCGGCCCTGCGCGAGGTTTTGCGCTTCGTGCTCCCTCGTTACAAGACGGATCGCAGCTTCGGCTTCAAATTCTTGTCTGTTGTCGCCCAGGCACAGTTCCACTGGCACGGCCGCCCCGAAGATCTGGAGGGGGCCGCCCGCGACGCCGGGCTTACCATGCGCAAGCGCCCGTGGGGCATCGCCCGCGATGCGGCGCTGACGCGCTTTGTGGAGGTGAGAGCATGAGTAATGTCACCCAGATCCCCGATCCGCCCCAGCTGAAGGTGCTGGGCTGCTTCCTGAGCCAGCTTCCTCCCATGATCGCCAGGAAGGAGGTCAGGTATTTCACCGGCGGTGCCATCAGCCCCAAGAGCGTCTCTAACGATGACTATCTGGGGAATGGCCCCAAGTTCCGCATGAAGATGGGCGACGCTGTCGTCTACCCGACGGCCTTCTTCCTCGCTTATCTTGAAGCCAAGGGAGTGAAGCTCATTGTTCCCCCGTCCCTGTAACCAGCTTTTGCCGGGCCAGCTCTGCCTTGGCCAGAGCGGCCCGGCGCTTGTCCATGTCGCAGATATGGAGATAGATCTCCGTGGTCGTGACACTGGCGTGGCCCATGAGCGTCTTCAGGGCATAAATGTCCAGTCCGGCCTCCAGCATCCGTGTGGCGAACGTGTGTCGCAGGGTATGCCAGACCACCCGGTTGCGCGGATCGGTGACACCATCATTGAAGCCGAGCTTGTCCATGATGCGCCGCATGGCCCTGTTGAGGCCATTGGCATCACGCTCTCTGCCGTCCGGCCCGGGAAAAAGAAAACCTGTCTTGAGCCTTCCCAGACGTTCGCGCAGCATGTTGAGGCTTTCGGGATACAGACGCCCCGCTCTGAGGATGCGCGTTTCCCCTCCCTTCGTGGAGCGCAGGCTGTCTTTGGCCCCTACCAGTACGCGGATCGTCCCGCTGTCGGCATCGCAGCTTTCGCAGCGCAGGTTGACCAGCTCTCCGGCCCGCAAGCCCGTGTCCAGCGAGAAAAGGATCATGTCATGCAATTCGCCATATTCCTCGCGCCGCCCACGAAAGGCCAACAGCTCTGTGATCTCCGTGTCACTCAGGACACGCAGTCGGCGGCTGTCTGTCTTGGGCAGGACGATGGCGCGGTTGCGGCGGCTCAGGATAGCCGGATTCGTGCCGCTGAACAGCATGGTGCCTGGCGCTCCGGGAGCAGGCGTCTCCAGGGCAAAATTGAAGACTTCGCGCACTGTCTTAAGGATGTGCAGGACGGTCTGGGCAGACAGGCAGGCTCCGGGCGTATTTTTGTTGCGCCCGGAGAGAGGTCTTTTGGCGGACACGATCCGGCCCAGCTCCGCTACGTCCTGCGGCGTGATGTCCTTGGCGGGCAC